CTGGCCTGCTGCCATGGCGGAGTTACTCCCGACGGTAGACTGTACTCTAGCTGTGCGGCCCTGCGCACTGCCTGCGGTATTTCCCAATGACCCAAAGCCTTGCACTTGCGGAGCCTGACCGGACACCCCGGTCCATTGCCCCTGCTGACCCGACTGATATTCACCGATCATTTGAGTCAGCAGGTTCCCAATCGCTTGTTTCTCCGGCGCACCTTGAATAGTGCTGGTGTCTTTCCAACCGCCGGGGCTCATGGCATTGATCCACGGTTCTACGGCTTTTGAATAGATCGCTTGAGGTGAATCCGTGGGAGATATTTGCCCGCGCGCGAGCGCTTGATTGATCGTCTGCGTCATGCCCTGCATGAACTGGTTTTCGCCCATGCGGCCGTACTTGCCATAGAACGGGATATTCGACCCGCGCGCATCGAAGATGCCGGCGAGCATCTGGTAATTCGTCGACGGAGAGGCGCCCGTTACGCCCGCCGCGCCGTGCTGCTTGTAGGCTGCGGCGTACTGATCCCAGCCGATCGTTTCAGGATCCTGCTTGCCGGGACCAAATAGCGAGCTAGCCGCACCGACGGCGGCACCAACGCCCATGCCGATGAGCGTCCCCACGCCGGGGATAATCGAGCCTATCGCCCCGCCAGCCTGCGCTCCGAGGAGTACATCACTCCCGGTCGCACCAGACTTCCATCCCTTGGCGAAATTGTAGAGCGCCAGCGGGGCGGCTATATCCCCTGCGATCCCCCCCACTTCAGAAGGCAGCAGTCCCGTGTCTGCCCCCAGCTTGGCGGCATTCACGCCGGCTGTGAGGTCGCCCATGGCCCCACCCTGCTTTACTCCAGAGTAGATGCCGAGGACGTCCGTCGCTATTCCTGCCCCGTACCCGACTTCTTTCGGGAGTGCACCCAGTCGCGAACCGAGAGAAGCCGCCGACGCACCAGCGCGTACGTCTCCTGCAACCCCGCCTTGACGCGAGCCACCATAGATGCCCAGAACATCTGTAGCACTCCCCAGTAATGGATTCTGATTTCCGGTGTTGATGTTCATGTCAGCCCGAAATACGCATCGATGTTCTGATGATCGATCGCGTGAATTCTCAACCAATCGATGCGCTGAGATTGGTTTTCCCAGCTGACCGTCTTGAGTCCTACCGTTCCGTTGAGCACTACCGTACCGGCGATTTTTCGGAGCGTCGTATGGCGATTGGCATGGCGTAGCAGCCAATCAGAATCAATCGCCCCCGTAAGATCCAGCGGCGGGAGCGTCGTCCCGGCTTTCGATAAGATGAGGTCATATGTCCTGTGCCTCATGTGATGCCACATGATGAAATTCTCTTCCCCACGCGGATCATCGAAGTCGTAGAACAACTCCGAGTGCGCCGCCTGCGGATAGATTTGAATCGTCATGCCAACCGCTTAACCACCATATAACTACCAGCCTGCACGATCGTCGCGTTGGCACTGGTTAGATTCTGCGCCCACTGCAGGGAAAAAAGTCCTGCCGTTGATGTTTTAATGCCCCCCTTGAATATAAGAGTATTTGAGACAACACTGCCACCAACTAGAGGTTCAGAGGCTGCCGAGCCAAACGCGACTATGGATGGCGCCACAGAATTCTGTGTTACGCCTGAGAATAGAGTGTAATTCGCCGCCGCCGGATCGAGAGTGCCGCTGTACGCTAACGTAAACAGTATCCCCGGTGTTCCCCCAGTGGCCCCCGGAGTGTTGCAGGAAAGGTATACCTCATAGGTATAAATCCCTGTGGCTGTCAGGTTCACCTGCAAATCCGGATCGTTAGCCAACACCACAGTATTTGCGCGTGACGTGCTTGCCAATTTCGTTCGCACTTGATTGAAGCTACCGAGCGAATAGCCGACGAGCACCCACGCATTTGCACTGGCACTGTAAATGAGGCGGTATATCCCCCCGACAACCAACTGATTAGGTTGTAATCCTGTCCCGTCACCGTTGGTAATAGTCTTTGCGCCTAACGCATTCACCTGCAGCGTCGGAGTACCGGAGGTGATGGTGTTCGCTACCTTGATATCTAGCGTTAACCCATCCACCAAAGAGACAGTCAGCGGCGCACTGATCGTCACCTGCAGAGCGTTGACGACACCGGTATCGATGACATACAGGCTATAGGTGCCGATATCATCGATCGCATTCCATACGTTCGTGAAATTGCTATCGAGGTTCGCCAACGACCACGGTGGCGCCAGCCCAGCAAAAGCGTTCTGTGAAGGTAGCGGTTTGCTCATAGCCAACGGTCCCGTATCTTGTAATCGAGTGCCAAAAGATGCGTCTCAGCGTGAAAACCGGTGAACGTAAGTGTCAGGCCGACATGTCTCCCAAAACCACCCTGAGCGTCTGTCACCAGCAGGAACAGGCCGGGAGCTACCCAGCCGCCCGTCTGCAGTGCGTTGTTGATCCAGAGGCCCTGCACACCGAATTGGTTGATCCAGTTTCCAGTTGCCAGATTCTGATTTAACGTCAGCGGTATACTGGTAAATTCAGTATCTAAAGACAGTGCAACATTAGTACCGGTGTTGAATGCGTAGAATTCCACGCCGGCCGTGATCGCTTCTTTGCGCGCCAGTTCATCTTCCATCGGCCACAGCTTCGTAGTAGCCGAGGACGCCGGGAGATTGTTCTCGTCGACAAAGAACTGGTACAGCTTATTTCCTATGAAGCCAAATAGCGCCGGCTCATTGGCTACCATTCCAGTCACGATGAACGTCACCGCTCCGAAATTGCAGAACCACCAAATGTCGGTGTTCTCAGTGACACCGGTCTGAGGCGCAGTGTCTGACTGCTGGAACCACAGGGCGATTATGTTGCGGTTCCCAAATGTCGGATCGCCGGTCTGCTTAAGCAGAAACGCGCCACACAGAATGCTTTCAACGACTACCTGCCCGCCGGATATCTGCTGCGTGAAGTCAACGTACTGCCACGTCCCATCGATGTCGCCCGACACCTTGGGCGCCGACACGCCGAATAGCGTATGGCCGCCGTATTTGCTGGCGAACATCAGATAGCGGTCGTAAGCGAAAATCGACGCCGGCTGGTCCGTGCCTATCAGTGCTTGGATGTTCTGATTGGAGAACAGTGGTGTCGGAGGAGATGCGCCACTCGGCACGTACACGTCCGATATCGCATTGATCGACGACTGCGCAATCAGGTAGAGATAGCCGTTCTGGGCCTTCAGCCGCGAAACCGTTGACCGGATTTGTGGGTCCACAAGCGTGACGACTTGCGCCCCGTTGGCAGCCGTAAAGTTGGCCGCGACGTAGCCGATCCCGCCGCCGTTCCCTGTGACGTAGAGCTGCCGGTTGTTGACGATCCAGACATATTGCGCATAGACCGCAATAGACTGTCCGGCAGTAGGGACTCCGGCACCGGTGATTTTGGTAAATGTCGCTCCGTCATAAGAGTAATACCCCGTTGAATCAATGAAGAGAATCGCTGTGTTCTGCCACTGGTCGCACTGCGAGCCGGCACCAGAAAGCAAATTGCCGACATTTACCTGTGCCGATGTGTGCGCGTTGATGTTGTAGAAGAAAACCTTGCCGTTGCTGGCGAAGTTCACCAGATATTCGACCCCGTTGAGGTTGACTCCCTGCGACCAATAAATTGTGTCCGTAGTGTAGTCAACTAGCGCCGAGGACAGGTTGTGCACGACATGCAGGTTCTGATTCCCGATCGGAATCATGTTCACTAAGTCGTAGAAATAATCATCGGGAATCGCGGTGCGCGACGCGCGCGTGTACACGCCCTTAAATGCGCTGAATGTCTTGTTGAGAAGAGGGGCCGGATCCCCTTGGGCGCCAGCATTCGGTTGCGGTATCTGGCCCATTACGGCAACTTCGAATAGGGATTCTTGATGATGCGGCTGGCCCACGCGAGCGCACAGCGCTTCAGTATCTCCTGATAGAGGTCAAGGAAATACTTGGCCTCACCCTGCGCCTGCGGTTTTAACTTAGCTTTGTAAGCCGCGTAATACTGCACCGGCTCCGTAAAGGGCACCGGGATAGGTTCAGGATCGGCGTCGGTCACAAGCGCGACCGGGATAACCGCGACGTCCCAGTCGCAGGGGTAATTCTGGTTCGGCACGGGGCCAACACAGATTTGCGTGGCGCCGATGCGCGTGAAAGCTATCGGCCAATCCTGAAAGTTCACCCAGCCACGGATGAACGCATCGAATTGCGTGTACGGCAGATACTGCAGCTTCAGTCGCTCGTTGTTCACGATGACCGAAATCCCCATGACGTCGACGAGGTTCGCGCCAAATGGCGCAGGCAGGAACGTCTGTGGGGTGTAGAATTCCACGCCCTGCGAGAACAGCATCGCAGGATACGTGCTCGACAGCAGCACCTGACGCAACGCTTTCGAGTCCTGACAGACCCGATTGCGCGCTTCGTTGATGTAGCCGGTTACTTCAGCGGCAGACCAGAGGAGCCCGTTGGGATCGTGCAGCAGGTTGTTCTGCACTTGGGACAGGTAGGTGCTGAGCGCTCCCACATTTCACTGCCCTAGTGGTTCCCGTCTTTGATCTTGCGCGAGGGTTGATCGGGAGCCGCAGCCGTCACGGCTCCCGTCTTCCCACCACCTATAGGCGAGGGCACCCGCGCATCTGGTGATTCTGTCGACTCCGGCAGTTCCATCTGTGGAAGGCCGGAATTCTCTTCCGGTTTCCGCAAGCGTAACAAATGCGGGAACGGCGGCACTTCTTCGAAACGTACCTGCGTCCGCAGCGTATCGAGTCCCGCCTTGGTGTCGCCGCTAGATGCTACCCAGCCGAGACGCAGCAGCGCCGGCATCTTGTCCTGAATTTTCGGGTCGTCCGATCGCTCCGGTAAGCCGAAGCCAAAGACGTGACGCGCGACGTCCATGTGGACATCATTGGGGACGTTGTGACGGAAAATGTAATTCTCCCCGTCATAACGGCCTTCGATGTCCACTCCGGTCGTCTGCGTGACCCGAATGAAGTTCTCGACGTGTAATTCCAGCTTCGCCATGTGCCCTTACCTCGTCATCAATTGATGACGTTGAACGTCGATGTCGCTGTCGTGCCGTTCGCCCAGACGGCGCCACCGGGAGGAGCTATCCACAGCTGACCGTTCGTAGACGCCGACACCTGATCACGCCACGTCGGCGCGGTTCCCGGTGTCCCCGATGCCGGCGTTGACTGTGGGTCAAGGATAAAAGCGTTGTTGTCGGTGTTTACGCGCACGGCACAGTTCGCTCCGCAGCGCGCGTTGACCATGGCTCCCGTCAGCTGCGGCGGCGGGAACGGCGTCACCACGGTGGAAATAGTCTGCGTGGGGCCACCCGCGAAGGATGAGCCGAAACTGGCAAGGAAGTTGGGGTAGAAGATCGGGATGACCGTCGCCGACGTCACGGTCGCTGCCGTGATCGTGCAGTAGAACGTGAAGGTCGTCGTCGAAGGAATCGATAGGATGCGGAAAACATTTCCCACCAGCACCCCGGTTCCGGTAATGGCAGACGTCGAGCCACCGAAAGTGATGAAGTAATTCGGCATGACCCCTGCCGCCGGAGTGAGCGTCAATCCATGCGCAGCGTTCGATGTGAACGTAGCGATATTGTTCGACGCCGCATAAGTCGCGCCTACGCCGGCCGGAATTACGAACTGCGTGACAGTCAGTTCCGGTTCTAGGTCTGACCCCTGATAGGGCAGTTTAAGGTCTGACATTCGTGCACTCCATCAAATGGTCGCAAAGGTGAACTGCGTTCCCACGCTGCCCACAGTTCCGACGCGGCCGGTTGTTCGCGGCTTGGCGCACACCAGTTCAAGCAGTGTGACGACGCCTCCGATGTAGCCGATCTGATACACCGGCAACAGAGATTCAAAGCCGGTGAATGAGAAATTCGCCATGCTGTGGAAATACAGTGCCGTGTAGCTGGAATGCCAGATGTACATGATCCCTTCTGGGCAGTACGGATCGGCATAGATCGGCACTCCGCCGATGTCCAGCGCGCGGAACAGCGAGCGTGGCCGATCAGCATCCGTGTCGAATCCAGTTCCCGGCAGGATCTGGTAGGACTCCAATCCCTGATAGTCCTGCTGAACCAGCTTGAGCCACGTTCCGAGCCCCAGCACCGCCATGGTGGGCATTTCGGACCCGTATTTGTTCACGCCGACAAGGTATTGCAGGATCAGCGAGCGCGTCGGCGCCACGCCGCCTGCGTTGTACACCTTGGCTTGCCAGAACGTGCTCGTCGACCGGCTGATATTCCCGTAGGTCGCAGCATTCGTCCCGTCATCGAATGCCGCATTCAGGCCAATCAGCTGCTGGGCATTGCTGACGTTAACGAACAGTGCATTCGATAGCACGTCGACCGTGCTGTTCGTCGCGTCATTGAATACTGCTTCGATGCGCGGAATGATGGCGTGATCCGCCTGCACTGCACCCTCAAATCCGTAGAACGGGATCGGAGTGACCATGCCCTTGAGGTTGAATTCGGCCGGCTGGATGCCCTGAATGTTCGCCGGCTGGGAGAATGACCCGTCGAATCCCACCCACTGCGGGACTGTCAGGGCCTGACCCTGCACGGGCACAGTGACGGATGAAATGCCGCCCGAGGCGACTTTCGCGTGTTGCATCAGGGCCGCGAATGTCGGGCTCGCGTTGTAGATTTGCACGTACATCGTCGGCACGAATGCACGGCGGGTAATGGCGGAGTATTCGGTGAAACTCGCACCAGTTGGCATTATCCCCGATGAGAATGGCATAGACGGGCACTCCTCACGTCAGACCGTGTAGCCGGCCTCGTGCTGGTGCCCTTTGTAGTTGTCGGCCTGACTACGCCCGCTTGCGCTGCGCAATCAGTTCATTCAGAACCTTGTAACCTTCCGCTTCCCGCCACTTGACGGGATCGTTCCACATCTCTTTGAGATTGGGAATCTTGAACGGCGCAAACTGTTCTGGTGTCGGCTCAGCCAGATGCTGCCTCTGCTGTACTAGTTCGATGATGATGCCGTAACCCTCATCCGTCGGCGGGATACCGTGTTTTTCCATCAGTTCATTGACCATCTTCACATCAAGGCCCGCTTCCTCGATGCGTTTGTGCTGACGAGCGAGGTTCTCGCGCGCATCACGTTCCAATAGACGTTTTTCGAGTTCGGCTACTCTTGAATTGGCGTTCTCTTGGGCTTTGCGAGCCTCTTCCTTGGCGGCGATATCGGGAAACGTCAGCGTGCTGTCTTTCTTCTGCAGCAGCTTCGCCGTCGCCTCGCGCGTATCAGGATCAACAAGCAGTTGCCGGGTCAACCGGCCGATGTTGAGTTCAGCCCGTTGCTCTTGAGAAAGGTTCTCAAGGCTCGCGTCGTTCGCCACGTTACTTCACCGGCACCGCGCGTTCAGTCGAGCCCGGTTTACCGAGCGTCGCCGTCGATGAGAAAAACCCCCGCGCATTCCCCGATGTCAGGCCACCGAATTCAGCGTAGCGACGCGGATTCATAATGTTTCCGTGCGCTCGCTCGTTGGTAAGCGGATCGCGTATTGAAAGCCCATCTGCTGGCATGAAAAGACGTTTTTGAGCAGGCATTGTTATCTCCTACTGAGGTCTACCCGGCGGGGCCGGGGCACCACCACCTCCCGGCGAAGGAGTTTGTGGGGCACCGGGACCGGCGGCTCCCGGTCCCGCGAGCGTCGCCAGCATACGCTTAAGTTCTGCCGGCGAGAACTCTTCCGAAACATCCTCATGGTCCCCGAAATGCTTAATCAGGCTAGCCATGGTTTTCAATACGTAGTCGCCATCTTCGCTGGGCCCGAATTTCCCGCACGCGCGCATCAGAAGTTTGGTCGCGTGATAGACATCCAGCTTTGCAGCTTCCGTTTCGCCCTGCGGGGACTGTGGGGTCATCATTCCGGCGGCGGCGGGGGCGTTGCCGACATCTTGCGGTGTCGGTGTCTGTGCGCCCGCTGGCCTTGGATCTTGCGGCATGGTTGGCGCGAAATCTGAACCTAATCAAGGATCCCTGTCAAGAAAAAGGGGGCGCCGGAGAACGCCCCCTCATTCCAGCTAGCGGTGCTTTCGACCGCGACGACCACGACGTGCCATGTGCGTCTCCTCTCTATCAACGTGCCCTTATGCCGTCGCTATTGCGGGGGCATCTCCCCGCCGCGTTGTGGCGCACCTTGAGGAGGAGCGCCTTGACCATTGGCCGGCTGTCGGCCCTTAGTCGCTTTGAGCATCTCAATTTGATGCTCCTGTTGCGCGGCTTTGGCCTTGGCCGGCTCAATGTCTTCCTTCAACCGTTTCTTTAGCAAGTCCCGCTGCGGGATGTCAAGTAGTTCAAGTGCCGATTCAGGATTGATGACCTGCCGGTCAAGCAGCGCGAACACGCGCGCCTCGTGATTCTCGATGAAGATCGGCGAATTCGAATGCCCGTCGACCTTCGCCTCAAAGTCTTCCGGAAACTGATGGGGGAAGAACCTCACTCCATCAGCCTTGTCCTCCCGGTACTGGCGTTTGTCGTATTTGCGCAGCAGCTTAACGATCAACGTCGCCACCTCATCCAGCGAATCTTCGACGACAAGAGCGCGGTCCTTCGCGCGAGTCGAGCCCATCTGAGAGAGTAGCTGTGCGTGACCTTCACTCCTTACGCCGGGAGCGCCGCGCCCCTGATTTACCGCAGGCAGACCCGACATTTCGTTGAACATGTCGTCGATCGCTGAGACGTCCTTCCAGATGTCCGTCGGAATGGTAGGTTGCTCGACTTTGATCGCGGACGTCGCACCGTCGAGAGCCAGAATCCCGCTGGGGGTGTCGAGTGCCAGTTGCATCTCGTCAGGAATGCCACCCATAACACCTGTAACCCCGGTCGGTGGATGAGCCTGTTTGCGTAACAGATGGCGAATATCCTCGATGCGTTCATTGCGCATGTCCTGCAGCGGTATCAGTTTCTCCGTTTCTGAGTGTGCCCAGAAATAGTCATAGGCCGGATTCAGGCTGAACGGCACATATGGCAGGGTATTGGCGACGTATATCCTCTCGATAGGCCGGTCCCAGACTATTTCTGACGGTTGCATGATCGTGACGACGCGATAATCGGATATCGAATCGTCATAGACATACAGCTCCTGCATCTCCACCAAGTCCTCACTCGTGATTGGCTTGTACATGGACTGCAGCGGCGTCGCCCACAGTGAGGCATTGCCGGTTATCGAGCCGCCAGTGATGTTCGTCACGATGAGTCGGTCGATCGGACCCGCATTGGTGCCGATGTCTTCCTGATGACCGGCCTGTGCTGCTGCCACGATCGCCGCCGCCCGGGGATGGCAGCCAGCCATCAATTCATTTTCCAGCTGCGACTTAGTGAGGTAGTACGTCTCGCAGAACGCTTCCTGCGCGTAGAGCCCTACCTTATCTTCGCGCAGTACGCCGACGTTATTCGGCTCGACCAGATGCGACTGCACGCATCCGTCGTCGTCCATTTCGCCGTTCGCTTGTTTGCGCCTCCATGCCTTCCACCGCAGCTTGAGAAACATCATCCCGTAGCAGCCGGCCCAGCGCAGAGCGTTGCGCACGTGCTGGTCGATCGTGTTGTCATGCCACTGCTGGTGAAGCTCATCCTGCATGGGCACGATCTTGTTCGTCTCATCGAAATTAACCGACGGGCCGAATCTCAGAGTAAAGCGCGTCGTTTCCGGCGAGAACATGAACGACGTCAGCTGGTCTATGTGCGGGTAAATCTTGTTGTATCTGGGCCCGTTCGAAAGCCCGTATTCCATCGTGCCAAAGAGGTAATAGGCACGCATCGTCTTGTAGAACTGCCGGCGCGATTCACGGCTGGCGTAGCACTTGACGATCAAGTCCTGATAGAACTGGAAGCGTTCCATAGGACTCGTGGGAATTTTCATTTCGGCTTCACCATCCGCGTATTGTTTCGGAGAGCAGCCGACGCGCCGTCGCGGATCTGAGAGACGGGCACCCCGCCGTCAACCACCTTGGCGGCTGACGGATTGAATACCGGCGCCGACTCCCCGCGCGCGGCCCAGCCCGGTTTAGGCGAAAACAGAGAGGGATTCCAGTACGCCTTGCTGTCCGGCCGGCCGACGATCTTGGTCCCGCCGGATTCGGTGCGCGTCGCGGACATGACCGACTGCCCGTCACGGTTACTCATGTCCGTCATGCCGTAGTCGGCCGCTAGCTGGCGCGCCATGCCATCGAGCACGCGCGTCCCTCCCGAGCGGATGCCGGGAGGGGTGCGGAACTCCTGCACTACGAATTTCGGACTGCAGCCGGCGGGGCAATGGGGATGGTCGTCGGTCGCTTCGAATGCTAGGTCATGAGCCCAGCAGCGCCATTCCCGTAATACGCCCATCCCCCTAAATTACCCTCAAGTCATCGCTACCGCCACATTCGTCGGAGGATTGGGCGCGGCGAGGGCCACCGTGACCGTCAGGGATACCACCGCGCTATCGGCGCTCGTGGCCGGCGGGGTTTGCGTATCGACCGCATTCAGCTTGAAGAGATACGTCCCTGAAGCTGTCAGCGGCTGGTCGAACATCTGTTGACCGGGAGCCGCGTGACCGACATCGCTGTAAGTGTTGCCGTTGTCGGTCGACATCTGAACTTCGATAAACGCCAGTTCGCCCGGTTTCAGTGCTGACCCGTCTGTCCGCTGTGTCGGATCGACCCACGTGAGATGTGCAGTTGCCATGCGTATCACTCCCCTGAAGCGTGTTGGTGGCAGAGGAGGCTTTCTACGCTTCCTCTTGCCGTGAATAGTGATGGAGATTTCCTCCAATTCCCATTCTGATTCTAAATCACTCATAAGACAAACTCATGTTAGCGTTTCAAATTATATGCCTTGACGCCGGTATCCACTCGCGGCTTCTCTATATACCCTATCGCTTGCAAGTAGTTGCGCACGTTCCGGCCGAGAGGAGTCGCCGGAGGCGCCGTCAGTTTCGGGCGCTGCTCCGGCGGGACGTACACCACGTTCTGCTGAATCAGGCGCATGCGCAACTGATCGTTCCACGCCTTCACCGCCAGCGCTAATGACACGACGCGATCGTCGTGCGCGCCTTCCGGCGCTTCGATCGATCCGCCGTCGCGCACTACCGCCTTCATCTCATCCAGTAGGTATTTTGAGTGCGGGACGAAAATCCCACGTTCGAATACATCTTTCAGCGTACTCATATAGATGTCTTTGGTGCGCTGAGTGGTGAGGGTGTGAATGCCCATCGGCCGGCGATACAGGCTATCGATACGCACATCTAAAAACTGCTGCATCTTCCCAACCACGTCGCGCATCGTCTTCGCTTGCCCTTGAATAAGCGCTTTGCCAGCCATGCGTCGAAGATTGTCGATCTCTTGAATAACCGCTCCGCCGGGTCCGTTGACTTCAAGGTTGTAGACACAGGGTTGATAGCATCCGGCGAGGTAGACGACGACCCACGCGAACGTGTAAGGAGCGATGTCGACCGCGCAGAACTCGGCGACCTGCTCGATCCGGTTAGCGTAACAACGAAGAACGTTGATGCAGAACCGATCCGATGTATCGCTACTTCCATACGCGGGGTCGCCACCGAGTGCATAAAAACCTGCCTTGTCGGGCTCCTCCCAGACTCTCAGTGTCGCCAGCCGCTCCGGTACATCCTGCAGCGAAGTATCAGTAAACTCAGCGCCGATGAGAACTCTAAATGCCTGAGGCGTGGGGTCACGAAGCACACGTTTGTAATTCTCAGTGATGGCGGCGCCTGTGAAGAATCTACTTCCAGTAGCCACAAAGGCTTCGTCTGGGAAGGTGGGGTATTCCGAAAGCAGAGCCATCTCATCGGTGACTTTTTCGGCTCGCATCCACCGGTACCACGCCATCTGCTCATCATCGAGGTCAAAAGCGTACTCACGTTGAAGTCTCCGGACGGTCGCAATCTCTGACGCCGTCGGCTTTCCCTTCTCCCCCCAATACGTGCGCCAGATTTTCTTTCCCCGTGGCGCACGGTAGAACTCATTCGCCCACCAGCCAATGAATATCGCTCTTATCGTTACAGACGCTAGCGCCTCCTCCCACATGTCGTGATAGTGGTTGAAACCATTGGCGGTCGACTCCCAGTGGAACAGCCGCAACGGGTTATGCTCTGCCATTGAGGCTTTCAGTGAGTGAATCTGCTGGGGATCGCCCCAGAACGCCACCTCCGTCATGTGCCCGAATGACACGGCGGCCGAGCGGCCGAGTGTCCTCGTGCTCGTCTGCTTGAGGCCCGCCACCTTGTACTGCAGCATCGAGCGGTTTTCCAGCACCAGCTGGTTGCGGTTGTGCTGCACGATGGGCTGCTTCCAGACATCGGGCAAGCCTTCGTAGTACAGCTCAAAGATCGCACGGAACTGCTCGCGCGCCGGTTCGTCGTGCGTGACCAGCGTCCCCGGCGTCCCGCCGTAGCGGAACAGCCAGTACATATCCAGCGCAAGCGAGAACGTGCTGCTGCCGATCTGCCGCGACTTCAGCGTCACGAACTCGTGACAGCCTTCCTCCATCCCGCGCACGATCTCATCGCGCAAGCGCTTCTGCGTGCCCAAGAGATTCGGACCCAGCGCGATCGTGCCACGCTCTTTCGTCTGGATCCGCAGTGCGTCGAGAAATTCCTGAAAGTGTTGGAAGTCGATCATGTTAGATGTTAGGTGTTGGAAGTTAGGAGTTGTATGTTAGCAACCACTGTGGTATAATACACACGTCGAGTAGTTCTTTAACAACCGGAGACACGACCGTGAAACGACCCAAACTGTCGAAAGAAGAACAGGCACGCCTTGAGAAATTGTCTGCCAAACTTCGCGCCAACGAAGCAGCAGTCAAGCGTACCAAGTCAAGACTTACCCGCGCTTTCAATTCATGGCAACGCGCGGAATTGCAATTGGCTCGCACCGTTAAGGCTATCGAACGGCCACCACAGCCTCAGGATACCTCAGGAGGCACCCCGTTCGATGACCAGTCTAAGCTGGCTCACCTCTGAGCTACCGGGGCCCATGGACGGGCCCCTCTCTTTACCGTCTCCGGCGCGTCACCCACACCAGTCCACCGATCCCCAACGCCAGCAGACCGAGCGTCCCCGGCTCCGGCACTCCCTTCGTGCACGGATCATCGGCATCGCAGTCGCCCACTCCGTGCTCGTGCGCCGGCCACTTGTCGTGGCGCTCGTACACGCTCGCTCCTACCGGCAGCGCCAGCAGGCCCATCAGTAACCACGTGCCCTTGCTCATGTCGACTCCTACGGTAGCAGGAACGGTGCCGCCGAATGTAGCACGGCCGGACTCATGCGCGTATGGGCGTAGACCGCGAGCCCGTTCGTCGTCAGATTGGACAGCCCGCTGAAGGTGCCCTGTGGATTGGTCATGCCACCAGAGCCACTGGCAAACGGGGTGTCGAACGCCCAATACCCGTAACCGACGCCGTAAGCCTCACACGATTGAATCACGTCCGTATGCGCGAGACTCGATGGTGTCGTGGCGCCCGTCGGGTTATAGCACCAGAATTCTTCGATGAAGAAACACAGCCCCGTCGCCTGCATGTTCGCGCAGGTAATGACCGGATTCGACCAGTCGAATACCGTCGCTGAATTAGCGGTGTAATTCCCCGCCGTCAGGCCCGTGCTGTTGAATGGGATCGTGACCGTCCAGTTCCCCGTGCCGCCGGTGAAATTCGAACTGATGACCGTGTACGTCCCGTTCATCGCCGCCCAGCCGGTGCCGGCAGCTCCCGACACCACTACCGCTACCTCTGGGAAAAACCCGGTCGCTACATTCGGATTCCTGAACGGATGCGTCGTGTTGTTACTGCTGATGTGCAGCGTCGTCGTGGCACCCGTACCAACGCTCGATACCGGCGCCTGAAACGGCGTGCCGTAGTTGTAGGCGTGCCACGTGAATATGCAGTTCGCCTGCGGGTCACTGGCACTCAGCCCCGGAGCGCCGGCTATCACTCCACCGATGTCATCCCCGAATGCCGTCGCGTCGATCACGATCGGACACAGCCAGCCGGCCGCTCGCAGCGCACCGATCGCTCCACCTCCCAGCTTCCCGCCAGCTCCGCTCGATGTCCCCACCGACGCCGACGCTGTCACCGTCCACGCACCACTCGACCCGCCAGTGCCGGAAATCAGCATCATCTGGTCCGTCACTCCCGGTACGCCAGCGATCCACGCAAACGGACTGTTCGCATACGGATTGCTGCCCGACACCGTCGATACCGTGATCGTCGTGCCAGAAACACTGGTGACGTTCGCTATCACTCCCAGATAAGCGTTGTACCAGTTCACGTCATACGAACCGACGTTGTTCCACGTGTGCGGGCCCCATTCGTTCGCGACGTTCAGCAGCATGCTGTTCTGGA